CAACACTATCACAGACACAACAGTGGTAAACCTCTTACCACAAATACAACAGGGGACTACACAGTCCACGAGAATTGGTAATAAGATCAAGGTCAAAAACTTTTGGCTTCGTCTGTCCATTACCTTAGCCCCGGTAGCTGCCATCATCGCCAATCCACTCCCAACGTACGTGGATATCTACATTTTTAAGACAAAGTATCAAAATAATTGGGATGGTGCTCTCAGCTCTACTGATATGACCGAATTTCTACAAAACGACAGTTCAGCCTCATCCTATACAGGAGCAGTCCTGGATGGTTTAAGGCAGGTGAATACGGACTTATTCAAATGTTGTATCCACAAAAGAGTACTCCTATTTAATCCCAAGTCGGATGTTGCCACATACGGTGCAGTCTCATCCATCAACCCTAATAGGTGTCTCTATTGGAATATAACTAAATTCGTGAAAAAGAATTGGTTGTTCGAAGATTCAGTAGCTACTTGTACTAATGATAATCTATATTGCGTGGTAGCTAGTACACAATCAGATGGAGCGTCCACAGGGGCCTCCACTACAGCTACCTACTATGCTATGACTCAGATGACATATGAGGATGCTTAATTAATCAAACATTGATAATAAATCACTATTTAGCCACTCCTCTCCTCCAAATACATCATAGCTAATTGAGGGAATTGAATCACATGATCTATTCTCCTCTTCAATTGAGCTCCCTGCTCTATCCCAACCCACTCCAATTGTCCCAACACTTGATCGGGTGAGTACGGGCATGTTACAATGATAGTCTTGAACAGACATTGGACTTGGCCTCCCTTCGACTCCAACAGGAGAGGGTATCGATCGAACAGGTTTAATACGAAGTTGAACGGCATTTCCTTGCTCGGCCTGAAATCGTCGATAATTGCTGTATCCTGGTCCGTGTACCCACACCACCACTTCGTGTTTGCGACTTTCGAATACGCATCCGGATACGTCTCCCAAGCCCACCGGGATTTCCCACTCCCAGTTGGTCCCCAAAGCCAATAAATCTCGGTCTTCCATGTCCTTCGAGGAGATAGAACTACTTGGAGAGAAGTTAACCCCCGATGGAACTTTACGTAAACACTCGGATGACTCATCGCGACATCCTGAATGGAACCACCATTAGTCAGGATATCACAAACGGTATCAAGGTCAGTTCTTTTACCTTGTCCCTTTGGCCTATCCCCCTTCTCAAAAAATACGCCATCCTTTTCACAATAAGCGATGGCTTGAGCAGCAGTACCCCTTGCAGGTTCAATGTGTGGACGACAGTTCAAACCATTCTCTGCTAACCTTTTAATCACAGCAGACAATCGCAACTTCTGAGAATTGTCGAATTCAAAATAGCCTTGAAGGTGAGGAGTCAGAGACTGCCCCACTTCTTGACCAAAGCAAACATACTTAAATACGGATGTATTTTGGAACCACTTCAGATCATCATCTGTGTAGTTGTTCGCGGTAAACACAAAACGGTTTGTCTTCGACATTTCTGGAAATAATGACTTTTCTGCAAGAAATCCTAGAATTTTCCAGGAAAAAAATCTTGAAGAGACAAACTGAAAACTCGCGCCGACCACTCCTTCCACCGGCATGACACCACGACCTACCTGCTCGGACCGACAGCGCGCCTACCATCTAGATAAGAGCCAGCCGCTCGACTGGCTCACGTGAAAATATCGATGGTTTTCAAAGTGGGGGTAAGGCGAAGCCTAGTATTACCCCCCACTTTAGTGCCACTCACTTGAGTGCCACATACTAGTCGTCATAATTTGAAAAATTTGTGAATGGGATTTAAGCGTTCATATAAGCGTAAAGGCTCGAAGAGCTCGAGATATGGTAAACGCCGCCCATCAAAGACTACAAAGGTTTCTTATAAGATTAAGAAATACGTTAAGCGAGAACTTGCAAGAAACGTAGAGAACAAGCTCAAGGACACTGAGATTGGTCCTAAATATGTTACCAACACTATCACAGACACAACAGTGGTAAACCTCTTACCACAAATACAACAGGGGACTACACAGTCCACGAGAATTGGTAATAAGATCAAGGTCAAAAACTTTTGGCTTCGTCTGTCCATT